AACTGTTTGCAACACCCAGGAAAGTTTCTCTGATCAAGAATTACTTCCTGGGTTTTTTATTTAAAATAATTCATATATTTGTGGAACCAACAAACTAAGTATGAGTAAGAGTAAAAAAAAGGAACCTATAGTCCTTGTAGAAATCAGTATTAATTCCGATGATAAATTTGAGATCAGACTCCAGAGAGTTGATAAATCTACTATTCCAGTTATAGTGGGTTTATTAGAAAAGGTAAAGTTTGATTTACTAGCAAGAGATTTTGACGAAGATGGTGCAGCTGAAGAGTTGCCGTCTGTGAATGTTACAAATAATAAATATGATGCGTGATGATTGAAAGATATATGAGTAAGCCTACATATGTTGATGTGTTAAAATACATAGATGATGAAAGAGATTCTGTGTTTGCTTTTACAAACGGCAAAGCTGAGTTTATTATACCAGCAAATACAAAGCAGTTGACATTATATGTGCATACTGATTTGGGTCCTAAGAAGTGTAATCCTAATGATTATATTGTAAAGGATAGTGAAGGTCACTTCAGTGTATTAACAGAAGGACAACTAGATGAACTTTTTTTAAAAGTAAAGAAAACAGAAAATAAATTATTATGAGTAAAACAAGTAACAAGCAAAGAGTAGAAGCTTTGAAAGGATGGCTTCAATGGTTATTAATAACTAAAAATAAAAAGTAATGAGTGAGACAGTAGTGAGTATTCCGGAAATAATTGGAATGAATGAGACTAAAGTGCTTTCATTTGGTGAAGAGTTAGTAGGAATTGAGTTCAATCCATCTAATGATGCTGGTGTAGCTAAAGTAAAAGAATTGTATGCTGAGATTGCAAACATTCTTAAAGATGCTTACCAAGAGGGTCCAGGAAATCCAATTAAAAGTTTATTATTTGACCATGCTGTGGGAGAATTAGTAAGTGCACAAATGGCAGTAGTAAAAGTAATCACGTTTAAATAAAAGAAAAATGAAACTATTAGGAAAAAGAATTTTGATCAACATCCCGATTATTGAAAAACCAATAATTGAATTATCTCCAGCTCAAGAAGCAGAGCGCGAAAGAGAAGCAATCAAGAAATGGACTGAATTAGAAATTCATGCTGTGGGAGATGAAGTAGAAAAAGTAAAAGCTGGAGACAAAGTGTATGTTCAAACATTTGCTTTAGAAGGTGCTGAGAAGATTGATCTTGACGGGTCAATTAAATTATTGGTAAAAGAGTTTGACATTGCAATAGTATACTAAGATGAATGAATTGCGTTATGAACATTATAACCGTCAAGTGATGAAAGATTTAAAAAAGAAAAATGTAAGCATGACGGTTGAGCCTAAATGGATTGATCCTCAAGAGTATAACAAAAATATTTTGAACAACATGCCGAAGTGTACACCATTTAACACTCCTACCGAACAACCAAGTGCGTTAAGACCTAAGCATTACGGTGGAGCTGATAGTACATATGAAGTATTCAAAGTGTTAGAGGCTTGGGAACTTGATAAAGATTTCTATTTAGGTAATGTAATTAAGTATGTTGCGAGAGCTGGTAAGAAAGATTCTTCAAAAACAAAAGAGGATTTACAAAAAGCTTTAGTATATTTGCAACGCAGAATTGATAGTTTATGATTGTTGTATATTTAATTATTGGAATGATTGCTTTGTATGTTTTGTACGCATTGCATAATTTCTTGCGCCTTCCTACATATAATAAAGTTTATAATATGTGGCAAGAAGATGTTGAGAAAGTTAATAAAGCTAATTTGACAATAATCATTATGTGTACAATATCATTTATTATGGGGATTCTAACTGTAATAATGTTAAGTTAAGTTTTTTTTATTTGTTTATTTAAGCCCTGGTTTATACTAGGGCTTTTTTTTGTAATAATTTTTTTGTATATTATATAGTAAATAACTAATTTTTTTATAATGCCTGCAAAATTTGTACCTCAATCACCTGATCCTTTTTTAAAAGTTGATGCTGATACGACCCTAGTAAAGTATGGTCATATAAATTTTTTACTTAACCAAATCAATACTAATGTGTATGCTGATAATGAAGCAGCTATGGAAGATGGATTGGAAATAGGAGATTTATATAGGAATAATTTAGGACAAGTGTTTGTAGTATTTAAACCTTAATAATTTTTATAATATGAGTTTTACAGGACAAATTAATTTTGGGTACCCTATAACGTCCCAAAACATTATTACAAATATACCAGATAATGCTGTGTTACCTTTATCAATGGGTAGTAGTTTACAAGGTAATATCTTAGGTGTAACATTTGGAGATTTAAAATCTCAAGTAGCACCGGCAGGACCAGTATTTACAAATGACAATACACCTTATGGAATAAATGCATTAGCTGTAACACAACAATTTTTTAATGTTGCTATAGGTGCATATTCAATGGATCAAAGTGTGAGTGGTGGTAACAATACAGCAGTTGGTGCTAATTCTTTAAGATATTCGGCTGGTTCCGCAAATACAGCTGTAGGTTTTAGTGCACTTAATAATAATTCAACAGGTGAAACAAATACAGCTATAGGACAAGAAACCTTATTTAATAATACTACTGGTTATAGTAATGTTGCAATAGGTTATAAAGCATTGTATAATCAAAGTGATAAATTTGGAAATACCGTTATTGGTGCTAATTCATATATTCTTGCAAATAGTAATAATAATACAATTGTTGGATCTTTTATTGGAGGTAATACAACTACAGGTTATTCAAATAGTATTATTGGTAGTAATACCTTTAGAAATAATACCACAGGTTCAATAAATACTGGATTAGGAGCTAACTGTTTAGATAATAATACTACAGGTGAATTTAATATTGCAATTGGTAGTGGTGCATTAAATGATAATAGTACTGGTAACAATAATACTGCATTAGGTACAAATACTGGTAGTGGTAATTACAATGGTAGTATTATTTTAGGTCGTAGCGCAACAGCAACAGCAAACAACCAATTTGTAGTAGGATCCACTTCATATAATGCTGGAGCAATAGCTAGTGAAACAATTACAGCAAATAGAACATGGACAGTTAGAATCAATGGGGCTAACTATAAAATACCTTTATTAGCAATTTAATAATTTAAACAATGGATATTTTAAACTTTATATCATGGGTTAAAGGAAGTAGAATAGTTACTTCCGTAGATTCCTCTCAAACTTTATTACCTGTAGGTCTTAAAGATCCAAAAAGAGATGACGGTTATTTACCTGGTGCTATATCAGTAACTGATTTTTTAGCTTTATCACCAGGACTTCCTAGTTTTATTCAGTATAATGAAACTAATAAAACATTTTGGAATGCTGGTTTTTCAAATGATACAAGTTGTGTTAGTTATGGTAACTATGCTTTAGATGGTGCTACAGGTTTTAGTAATACAGGTATTGGTGCTTTTGCATTATTTAATAATACCTGGTCATATAATACAGCAATTGGTGACCAAGCTTTGAAATCTAGTGCTGGACAACAAAATGTTGCTATAGGTTACCAAGCGTTAAATAGTAGTCAAGCTTCTTTCTGTGTAGGTATTGGTTATCAAGCCTTAGGTGGTATTACAGCAAGTAATGCAGGAACAAGAAATACAGGTGTAGGTATGGAATCATTAGGATTTGTAACTACAGGAGATCTTAATACAGGAACAGGTTCCGGTAGTTTATTTAATGTAACTACAGGAACATCTAATACTGGTTTTGGTTTTAGCGCAGGTGCTAATATAAGTGTTGGAAGTCATAATACATTTATTGGTGCGTTTGCAAGTGCTGATGGTGCTAATATATCAGGTTCAATTGTAATAGGTAGAAGTGCTAGAACAACAGCAAGTAATCAATTTGTTGTAGGTAGTTCAGCATATAATGCAGGAGCCGTAACAACAGAAACAGTATCATCAACAAGAACATGGACTGTTAAAATTAATGGTGTAGATAGAAAAATTTTATTAGCTTAGTAATAATTTAAAATTAAAATAAAATGTCAGTAGAAAACAAATTTGTAGAAGAAGTAACAGCTGAACAAGCAGCAAGGTCTGTATTAGCAGCTTATGATAGTGTAAACTTAATTGCAGAATTAAAAAGAAAAAGAATACTATCTGAAGAAGAAACAGCAACTATAACACGTAATGTAGAGCATATTGCTATTATGTTAGGTAAAGAGTGGTTTGCTGCAGCATTAACTCCAGCACAAAAAACTGAATTGGAAGCATTGGTTAAATAATAAATTTTATATATTTACACTTTAAATATAAACCTAATAGATTTATTATGACTCCAATTGAAGCAGTACAAGTATTAGAGCAAGCATTAAATGCAGCTAACTTAAAAGGTGTGTTTTCATTAGCAGATGCTAACAAAGTGTTAGTAGCTTTGAATACAATTCACAACTTAGAGGAAGTAAAAGCTTCTATTCCGGAATTAGTAACTGAGTAATTCCTACAGCACAAATTCTTAAACCCTGGATTAACTTCTAGGGTTTTTTGTTTTTGTTAATTTTTTTAAGTATATTAATATATAGTCTAAATATTTATCTCATGTCAATAGGAAATTTAAAAGATACAGGAAATAAGGGTAATAACTTTCCTTATCAACTAAAAACTTTACAAGGTCTTCAGCAAATAGCTGATGGTATTTCTGGTTTTGCTCCTCCAGGCGGAGTAGCTACAGAAACAACTCTCTTAATAGTTGAGGCATATGTAGAAACAATTAAGAAAAATTCTATATCTAAAATAGGCAGGATTCAAGGATCAGCAAATTATAATAGAGTTTTAGCTTATAATGCTAACAATGATGTTACAAGTGTTACTCATACAGGAACTACTGAATATGGTGTAGAAACTATCATTGAAACACTCAGTTATGATGAAAATAGAAATGTAACAGAAATTCAATATTCATAATTATGAAAAATAAATACAATCCAGTATCTGGTGAGTTTGATCTTGTAAACTCACTTCAAGACATAAGCTATGTACATACTCAATCTGTTCCTGCAACTACATGGGTTGTTATTCATAATCTAAATACTAAATGTTCTGTGCAGGTAGTTGATGAAGATAAGAATGAAATAATTGCTCAGATTGACTGGGTAGATAACAACACTGTAAACATAACATTTAATATTCCAGTTTCTGGATATGTTTATTGTAATTGATAAAATAAAATTGTATATTATATTATAACTTAAATTTAAACTAAAAACAAAACAAAATGGCAGAAAAAAAGTTTTTTGTAGACATTAATCTACAAGGTAGTGCGTTAACTAACGCAAAAATTGGAACTAATTCAGGTATTGGTTCAACGGAAGGTGCATTTGGATATGATTCAGCTTCACACCGTTTACAATATTTCAATGGTACAGCTACTAAAGATGTAGCTAACTTATCTGATATTTCAGCTGTAACAGGTGGTTTGATCTTCCAAGGTGGATATGATCCAACAACTGATACTCCTGATATTACAGATGGAACAGCATTAAAAGGTTTCTTTTGGGTAGCAACTGCAGCAGGTACTTTCTTAGGAGAGTCTGTACAAGTTGGTGATTCAATTGTTGCTAAAGTTAATGCAGCTGGTGCAACAATTACAGACTGGTTGATTTTACAAGGTAACGTAGTTATTGCAACTGATTCAGTTGATGGTATTTCTCGTTTAGCTACACAAGCTGAGGCTGACGCTGGTACTGAAGCTGGTGCAGTAGTTATTACTCCTGCTACATTACAAGGTAAAATTGATGCTCAAATTACTCCTGAGATTTCTAACAAATTACCTCTTGCTGGTGGTACTATGTCGGGTAATATTGACATGGGTGGAAATAATATTGAAAATGCTGGTGTAGTTCAAGGTACCAGAATTCGTTTTACTGAAGCAGAAATAACAGAATTAAGTTCTTATCCAGCAGCAAATATTACTTTAAATAATAGTATAGATGCTGATAATGCTCAAACTATCATCAACCTACCAGCACCTACCAATGATGGTGATGCTACTAACAAGCAATATGTTGATAATAATACATCTAACAAATTACCATTAGCAGGTGGTACAATGTCGGGTAATATTAACATGGATGGTGGTACTATTGAAAATTCTGGTGCAGTATATACAAATAATTTAGCATCTAGCCTTAATACAGAAATTCAATTATTAAATGATTTACACTCTTTTAATGGTTCAAAAATAACTAACTTACCAGCTCCAACTGACGATGGTGATGCTGCTAACAAATTGTATGTAGACAATGCAGCTTCAACAGCTGAATCTAATGCTAATACTTATACTGATACAGCAATTAATTCTACGTCTTATTCTACTGTTATTGTATCAGCAGATTGGACTTTAAGAGGGTTTGATAATGCATATTATGTTACTATAAATCATAATTTAGGTAGTTATCCTTTATTTAGTGCTTGGGCAGCCGGAACTTCTGCTGATTTTACACTTGATAATGCGTCACCTAATACAGGTTCAACTACTATTTTATCTAATATATTACCAACTGAAAATATAACAATTTCTTTTGTAAAAGCAAATGGAAATGGTGGTTTATAATAATTAATAATTTAAGTATAGTATATTTACTAAAACCCACTCCATAATCGGGGTGGGTTTTTTTAAATACACTATATTTGTAAAAAATAATAATATGGCAGAGAAGAAGTTTTTTGTTGATGTTAATCTTCAAGGGAATAACATCAATAATTTAAAAGCAGATACATTAGATATTACTTCTAATTTAGCAAGTGCTAATACTAAAAGAATAGTGTATTGGTCTGACCAATATTATTATTCAGATGGAACATCTTGGATTGCACTAAGTGGAGGTGGTAGTAGTTTACCAACTGGTGGAGCAACAGGAGATATTCTAGCAAAAGCAAGTGGTACTGATTATGATGTAGAATGGATAAGTAACTACACAAGTACAGTACAACATGAAGTAAAACTAGCAGAAAACATAAGCAAAGGACAGGCCGCTTATGTATCAAGTGCAAACGGAACTAACATGCTTGTAAGCAAAGCTTCAAATGCTACTGAAGCTACGTCAAGCAAAACAATGGGTCTTATTGCTTCTACAGGAGTAACTAATGATATTGTATTTCTAATTACAGAAGGATTACTAGCTGGATTAGATACAAGCACAGCAACAGCAGGAGATCCTGTATGGTTAGGAACAAATGGAAACTTAATATATGGTTTAGTAAATAAACCAGTAGCTCCAGCACATTTAGTATTTATTGGTATTGTTACCAGATCAAGTACTACTGTAGGAGAAATCTTTGTTAAAGTACAAAATGGTTTTGAAGTTTCTGAACTACATGATGTATCTTTAAATTTATTATCTGACACTGATATTTTATATTATGATAGTGCTGCTTATTTATGGAAAAATGGTACATTAGAAGATATATTAACTTTAACAACAACTGGTACATCAGGAGCATCAACAATTACTGGTAATACATTAAATATTCCACAATATTCTGGTGGTGGACCTGTAAATGCTAAAAGACATGACTATTCAGCACCTTATGATTACAATGCTTTTGCACCAGAAGGTACACTAGATACGGATACAACTTGGACTATAACAAGATTAACAATAAATGCTGATGGTACATATACATCCGGTGTAGCTACAGGAGCATGGACTAATAGAACAAATTTAACTTATAATTAAGATGAAACATAGTATAGTAATGAATTATATTAATGGGGGTTACTCATTAGTAATTAATAGTTTTGAAATTAATGTAGAAGGTGAAAGAGTATATATTGATAATAAAATATATACTGATAAAACTTTTGAAGAATGTATCGCTTTAATTAATGCAATCTAATGGCTACTATTACAACATTAAAAGCAGGTAACTGGTCAGACCCTACTGTTTGGAACGGTGGGGTTCTTCCTGGAGTAAACGATTATGCACAAGCAGGTCATGCAGTAGTAATAGACCAAGATATTACTGTTCTTGGTTTAAGAATTACTGCAAATATTAATGGTTTTACAGTTAGTGGAAGTACAACAAGAACTATTAATTTAACTGCTACTGATGCAATTGCTTACACAACATCAGCAGGTACATGGTTAAATATTACTAATACAGGAACTACAAATATTACTACATATTTTACTGCAAATGCTAACAATGTTGCACAGAGTTATATTAGTTGTAATAGTACAGGTGGAACTATAAATATAAATATTTTAGGTGGTTGGACATTTCCAATAAATAGTGGAGGTTCTCCAGTTTTTTTTACAGGTACATCATCAAATCAAATTGTTAATATTACAGGTGATATATTTGAAAATAATTTGGCTCAACCTGCACTTCAAATACTAGGGACTAACAATACAGTTAATATGACTGGTAATATTGCAACATCTACTCAATCAGCACAAGTAAATAGTATTTTAGTAGCAAGTGGTTCTGTTAATAATAAGTTTAATTTAACAGGCAATATAAGTGGTGTAGGTACATTTTTAACAACAACTAATACAACTTTAAGTGTATCTTTAAACGGAATTTTACAAGGTGGTTCTGTTAATAATATGATAAACTCATCTTCAACTGCTACATTTAAAGTTTCAGGAATAATTAGTCAACAAAATAATGTAAACCCTATTTTTGTTAAAAAAATAAGAATAGATTCAGCATTAGATACAACATGGACTTATAATACAGATGTGGTAGGTGTTAATAAAACTTTATATACATCAGGAACAGCACAAGGACAACCTGCTATAAATAATGTTAGAAGTGGTACAGTTTATGGTGCTAATTCTGAATATACAGGTACATTAATAATGGCAACACCAGCTAATGTAAGAAAAGGAGTACCAACAGATGCAACAGTAGGAACAGCTGATTTAACAGTAAATGATTTTTGGAATAAGCTTACAAGTGAACTTACTACAAGCGGAAGTGTAGGTAAATTACTTACTGATAATGTAGATACTCAAATATCTACAAGAGCAACTGATTCAGGTGTTATAAGTGAATTAAATACATCAAGTACAGATGTTGCAGTAAGAATGAGAAATGTATCAACAGTAGGAATTACTGGACAACAACTTGCAGGTCAAGGTTAAAATTTAAATATATGAAACATAGCATAGTAATGAATTATAGTGGGGAAGGTTATTCCTTGATAATTAACACATTTGAAATAAATGCTGAAGGTGAAAGAATTTATGATAGTTCACAAGTTTATGTAGATAAGACTTATGAAGAGTGTATAACTTTAATAAATGAAATATAATGGCAACTATTATAGCTTCTAAAGCAGGCAATTGGTCTGATACTACAGTATGGACGGGTGGTGTATTACCAGGTGTAAATGATTATGCTTCAACAGCATTTGCTATAACTTTAGACCAAGATATTACTGTTCTTGGACTAAGATTTACAACAACTGCAGGAGTAATTATTATTACTGGTTCAACTAATAGAACAATGAATTTAACTGCTACTGATGCTTTTACTTATAGTAATACAAACCCAATAAATTCAAGTTATATAGTAATAACAAATACTGCTACTACTAATATAAATTCCTATTTTCCACTAACTGGTAGTAATTCAGGCACTAAAACAATTAATTGTAATAGTAATGGTGGTACTGTAAATATTGTTGCAACGGATGGCTTGCTATACAATGGAGATGCTACTACAAGACAAAGTACCCCGATTCTTTTTGGTGGTTCTTCCTCAAATCAAACAGTAAATATTACAGGTAATTTAGTATCAAATAGTCTATATCAGTTTTTTCTTACAATGGCAGGTACTAATAACACTGTTAATTTTATTGGGGACATTGGTACGTCATCAACTAGTACTCAATCTAATTTTAATATGCTTAATGGTACTAACTGCACTTTAAACATAACAGGTACAATTATAGGGAATGCAGCACAATGTATAACAGGTCTTAATTCAACAGTAAAAGTAAATGTTAATGGTATTGTTCAAG